TCATTTCATTTTCATTATTCTAATTTTATTAATTGTGACCAACAAATAGAATTTAGAAAATTGCACAAATGCCCATAAATACAGTGTTTTTGGCACTATTATATTAGGAAACAATATTTTTATTTGTGACTAACGTGTGACTAACGATAACAGTCTAAAACTTCCGAAATGATACAAAATATGTTTAAAGATAAAACTCCCGGGGTAATTCCCCGGGAAAATCATTTAGAAATTTCTGTGATTCTGGTGAATGCTCCTTTTGGAACAAATTCAAAAACAAACCCTTCTGCCGGATGCGGGATGCGGATAAAATACCATTTCAGCCCTGAACTGTCAGTTTCTGTGTACTTCATCACCTCTACAACTGCACCTTTTTTCAGTTTTGGAAACAGCTTTGACGGGCTGTTTTTGTTTGATTTTGTATAGCATTTTGTGTCCTTTTTGATCTGTGCAATATAGGCTCTGGTGTTCTGCTTTTTGGTTGTATCTGAGTCTGAAACTGACGTTGTATTTTTAACTAAACTGTAATTTGGAGTACAGAATTTTGTTCCGGGAAGGTTGCTGTTGTAGTAACTTTTCTGACATACACCACCACCATTTGCGATAATTGTAGAGCCACCAGAAGTGTTTCCTTCGACTGTCCAGAACCGATCTCCTGATACCTTTATTACGATTCCGGTGTGTGTAAATGTACCGTTTCTGTAGAAAATAACAATGTCTCCGACTTTTGGATTACTGTTCAAAGTAAACAAATCCGCCATTGTCGGGCAGTAAACGTATGGCCAGTGCTTCAAAAGTTTCTTTGCTGTGTCTAATCCGAATGCTTTCATCATACACCACGAAACGAATGCAGCACACCATGGTTGTCCTTGATAATCCGGCTTAATATCTCGCCAGTATTTTGTGTAATTATTTTCTCCGGCATTTGCTGTCTTACTATCAAGCTGACTATTACTTGCCTTTTCAAGATATCCGATTTCATTCTTTGCGATTTGGATTAATTTATCAATTGCGTTCATGCCTGTCTCCTCACTTTCTGGAAAATATGTTTTCAGCGCATTATAAACAAATCTCTGTCTGCTCTTATATGCCCCGACTTGATTTCCTGTGTCCGTCTGGCAGGCTGCATAGAGACTGTCCAATGTATATGGTTTCTGGGCCTTTGCCAGAATCCTCGTTACTGCCCTTTGTCCACCTTGGTGCCTAAAGTTCACGCACATAGCTTGTGCTCTGGCGTCAGTAACGCCCTGTTTAAAGGCTTCTTCTGCATAGGTGGCTAATTGTTCATCCATAAGGCTATCTTGGCATTTAACGCCTAAATCGGACGAAATAAGAGCAACTATAACATCTGCGAGCTGTGATACCCTGGAAATATTAAAACATTCCCAGTTTGCGGTCTGGACCTGCTCCAAAAGTCTGACCTTGTCTATCTTCTCCCACTGTTCCGGGTCAGCATCGTAAATTCGTTCCAGAAGTGTTTTTGCTTCGATTCCGTACCACTGACCTGCCCCGATTGTAATTGCGTGTTCTTCAGAAGAATTGGTGTAGGCTTCCGTAAAGTCCGAATAATCCTGCTGTCCATAAACCTGTCCACCGGTTTCAACTGCGTAAATAATCTTCCTAAGAACTACTTTTTGATTATTTGTCATACGAAAACCCTCCTAAATTTTGCCTGCACATATTGCGTTTACTGTGGTAAACTTGCTCTTTCCACTGTCCCATCTTCATTCAGTACGTAGCCATCCTTTTGAAGTCTTTCAATTACCTTCTTATTCCACAGTTCAGGAACATCTGTCCATTTTTTCAGCCCATTGATTATTCGCTCTTCAAAAAATTTAACCATTATTTTCACCTCCGATTGTCGAAACTAATGTAGCCAGTTCGTCCAAAGCCGAATCATGCGTTGATACAAGTTCAGCCAGACCGTCGATACCATCACCATTAATTAGAATCTTGCGATTAGATTCCGCATTAAGCATCCGTATCACAATGTCTAACTTTTCAGACATCTCATTCAGCCTGTTTGAAACTCGATTGATGGCTTTGTAGATGTTCACAATTTCTTTTTTATCCACAATTATCATCTCCTTTGATTAAAAATAGTACCGCAAATCCTTTTAACTGTCTTACGGCGGTAGATGGGATTTACTAGGATTTTAGAGGCATAAGCAGGGGGCAACGCCACCAGCGTTACTGGCAAAGTTCCAGATCACACTCCCGTCTACGTTCGTACAACAGAAGCGCAAACCGCTGCCGGAGTGAGGCGAACGTTCCCACCACCAACCAGACACGTAACTGCTGTCGTAACATGGCTTCTTATATCTATTAGCAGTCGCATTCTTAAAATACTGATACTGCTTTCCTTCACCTGCGAAAGAATATGCTGTGCTACCAAAAATCTCAATTTCAGAAGGCAAAAACGCATAGTCATTAGAAGTCTTAATTGTACTACTTTGACTTCCCACAGATGTCAACTTCTTAACCTGCTTCATCATATTTTGAATATAAGTAGGCAGGCATTTTTTGTACACGTTGTTGCACCATGTACGTCTAGCGCATCCTTCCCAACTGCCACTGTTTGTGTTCGAACTATTCATATAACCACATTCATGTAATGTATCATAGGAGCTGTTATATTCTGTCACAGTGTCTAAATACAGCATACGTTCCGTCTGAATCGTAATAGCAGCCTTGGTCTTGCCGTTTATAGCAGTCACTAAGTCATCATGTTCAATTCCGATAATTACATAGGCATAATCATTCGCTTTGTGTGACTCACTCACGCCTGTTGCATCCATGGCATTGTGATGGATGGTTCTCTTGTCACCAACCGCCCAATAATCACTGATATTGATTTTACCTGCGTAGTGCGCTTCAATCATCTTTGCGATTTCAGCATCCGTTCCGTCAGCGAATGTGACAATCTTCAAATCCTCTGGTTCGCCGAGAAGTCTGTTTCCTGCATCGTAGTTGTATACGCCATCAGTGTTGTATGGGAACAGTGTGAAGTAATATTTTTTACCGTTTGTCAGCCCTGTGACGGTATAGCCTGTGGTTCTGTATTTGTCGCGAACTGTATTATTAACCACAAGTGTTCCGTCATCTGGATTTGCAGGATAGCCCGTTTCTTTCATTACAAGTTTTGTACCAGCCCATGTAGAGGTTGTTGAGCCACTGGTTACCGTATTTTCAGGGTCTTGCCATTTAATTGTGACAGATGCGTTTGCGTTCTCGATTGTTGGGTTGTTTACGGGTTTGGGAGGAGTAACGGTTGTGCCACCGCCTTTTGCGTGGAGTGTTCCATCTTCATCTATGAATGTTGTCTTGCCGTCAGGCTTAACCTTACCAAGAATTTCAATTGTAGCAATCGGGACAGTCGCATCACTTCCCTTGTCTCCTTTGGGCCCTTTGATGTTTACTGTTTCGGGATTGGCAATTCCATCAGTGTTGCTCCAGCTTATGTTTCCTTTGCTGTCTACAACAGGAGTGAATGTGATTCCTCGCGCGCCAGTATCTCCTTTTTCTCCGGGGTCTCCTTTTACGCCCTGCGGTCCTGGGTCGCCCTTTGACCCTTGCGGACCAACCGGACCCTGTGGGCCTTGCGGTCCCTGAATCTTACCGGTATTGTTCCAATTCGCGCCGTCAAAAACCCACATTTCTCCGTCTATTAAATACGCATCGTTCTTCCCCGCACTCAGAGGAAGGTCTGCCTCAGATTCTTTTGTACCGAGGATATTAAGAGATGTTCCGTCATTTCCTTTCTCACCCTTTTCTCCTCGTGGACCTTGCGGACCCTGTGGACCAACATCTCCTTTATCACCTTTTGGGCCTGGCACTCCTTGAGGCCCCATAATATTCCCAACATTTTCATTATCACCATCTGAAAATGTTATTGTCAAATTTCCATTTACGTCGATACTGACCGCTGTGATAGAGACACCCCTCAGTGATTCTTTCTGCTCAGGTGTCAGTGATTCAAACGCCACGGTGCCATCCACGCCCTTTTCTCCCGGATCACCCTTATCTCCTTTTTCGCCCTTGGGACCCTGCGGACCAACAAATTCTCCGGCATTAACCATCTCTGAAATATCCTCAATGGAACACAACCGCCTTACATCATTGGCCGCAAATGCAATGTATAAGGCTTTTCCAGATGGAACGGACGGGTCATTGCCAAGAATTGCAACAGGCTCTCCGGGGCGAATTTTCGATGTATCAAAATCGGAGTACATACCGCGCCGGAATTGTATTGTGTATGTATTGGCCATATTAGACTTACCTCCTTATAAAAGGAAATTATTCCTTATGTAATTCTTTACAGAATCAAGATTTTTCTGCACGCTGTCATCCATCACGAGAAAATTGCCTTTATTGTTCTGACTGATGATACTTCCTGTGCTTTCGTCTACTTCTGAATAGGTGTAAGCAATGCGACTTCCTTCTCCAGTGCTGAGATTCATAAAACTTGTAAGAATTTTTTTCATGATATTTCCTCCATTTCGTCAATAATTTTTTTCCTGTTATTAAGAAGCTCTTTTTCGTAATCGGGTTCTGATATTTCAAGGCTTTTACTGTAGTCTGGCTCTGGCATGTCTGTGTCTATTGCCCTATCGTAAGCTGTTTCACTTGCATCAGCAAAACGCATGTGTTCATAGTCAGCTTGACGCGCTTTGACTTCAAATGCAAATTTAAGCCCCGGAGTACCTTTTACAGTGAAATATGTCTGTTCTTTTTGGTCTACCCAACAATCTCCATCTCCTTCCTTTTGCAAGAACACATAATATTCAATCCTTACATTAGTAGATTCTTGGAATATGTCATCTATGTCTATCAGACATGTGCCGTCTTCTGATATGGATGCTTCTCCGATGTCTCCAAACATGGGGGATGCCATTTCGTAGCAATAAAACGCCTGTGTACCATAGTTTTTTGTTGGAAAAATCCTCTTCTTTGTCCCTCGGACACTTAAATCCGCAAGGTCTGTCCCCGTTCCGACGCTATAGAAATGTCCACTGGCTTCTACGTGCGTGCCTGCTTTAACTTTTTTTGATGCCGAAATACTGTCCGCAGAAACACTGCCAGCAGAAACACTGGTATTAACCGAGACCGAACTTGCGTGTACGGTTCCTGTATAAAGATTGATTCCTCTAATTCGCGTTCCATACAACGTCCCGTACCCCGGTACATATACTCCTGTATTCGTCTCTGAATAGACTTCTCCAGTCGACGCATCTAATATTATTTTGCCGTACGTGCCGTCTGCTGTGAGTTTCTTGTATCCAACTTCCCATCCCGCCAGCGCACCTGTATTAATATAAGAAGCGTTTATATACAGAAGACTGTTCTGTAAATAAATCCCCTGTGTCTGTCCATTATTTGTCAGAATGTTAAATATCTGTTCCTGCGTCAGGTCACCTGCATCTTTACCATTTTCTCCATCTTTGCCACGAATACCAATAATATGTGGCGATGTACTGTTAGAAGTACCATCTGTATAATAAGTTGTCTGATATGACCATAAATACGGCTTATCAGCCGTTGGCGTCTGTATAGAAGTTGTCCATCCACTTGTATATGTATATACATAATTGGATTCGGAAGTCGCGAGATAATAGGTTGTGACGGATGAAATGCCATTTCCTGTAGCACCCGTTGCACCTGTAGCGCCAGTCTGTCCCTGCATTCCTTGAATTCCCTGCTTCTGCTTTGCAATGGCAAATATTTTTTCTGCTGTCAGACTTCCTCTTGTCACAGTAACTTTTACGGTACCTGCGTCTGTGCTCAACCCCGTAACTATATATGTTTCCCCGTAAGAACTACCATACACGCCACTTGATGTACTCCATTCGATAATAGATGTTTTGGTGACATCCTCTGAGCCATACAGGACCTGTACAGTAGTGCTACATGATGGAAAAGAAGTATAACCCCCATCTTTATCGGTTGGAATTCCTTGATACTCATTTGATAAGATTACATTTAAAGTTCTGAATTTACCCGATTCTTCCGCTACAACATCACTGATGTTTTTTCCTTCCAGAGAAAATTCAGTTGCTTTAATGTAAACATTTCCATCATCATCAATTTTCAATGTAACCTGACCATTTTTATCTGTGACATTCAGACCCTTACCATTAATCAGTTTTCCTGCTAAAACGCCAGATAGGATATAACTTGCATTTATATACAGTTCACCATCCTGAATATAAATACCTTTATTTTTCCCATTGTTAGTCAGTTTATTGAATACTTCAGGCTGCCCCAAACTGGTGTCATACTCACTAATTGCATTATCCACATCATCAGAATCCACATAAGATGGGCTAATCCAGTCAGCAGATGAAAATGCACCGGATTTTCTGGGCGTTTTGCAGATTTTTATTTCACCTTTTCCATTAGTGGTGGAGGTAACCCACATGTCACCCTCATCATATGGCGGCGTAGGTGTAACCAAAAACACTCGTCTTTTTCCATCTGCGGTATCTTGTGCCGTTGATGCAGCATCAAGTGCGACTTTTATATCAGGATCATCAAAGCTCTCCCAACTATAAGTACCATCAATCTTTACAAAACGGAACATCTTCTTAGTACTCGTGTTATAGAAAATATCATTAAGATGCTTATCTTTTGCATCTACGTCAGTCCATTCAGATGCGGGTACATTCTCAAGCGTGGGGTCATACGCATAAAAGTATTGAGTGCTTACATCTATACCGTCTGTTATCACTGAATCGACGTAACTTTTTGCGGATTCATTAGCTATTTCTTTAATAGTCTTTCCTTTAAGCTGAAAAGAATTCGCAACAATGTCCACACGTCCAGTGTCAGCATCAACGCGCAGCGTCACGTCTCCGTTATTATCTTTTGCTGTAAATCCTCTCGTGTTAATCCATTCTGACTGGATGCCAATTGCGTAAAGGATGTTCAGTACAGCATCGCCATTACTGTCAAATCCGGCTTTCCATGTCTGACCTCCGTCTATTGACAAAAAGAATCCATCGACACCTGTTTTATAAATTACTTTAGAATCAGCAAGCGTAGGTTTATCATGCCGGTATGTAATTACGGAACCATCTTCTTGCATTTCTTCTGTATAGAAGAAACCCAGCGTGTTCGCTGCAAGTTCATTCATCTGTTTGAGCTTTACGTCATATGCAGATAGCTTTTTCTCTGTGTCTTTTTTTGCTTGTTCTACCACTGCCTGCTGTCCACCAATAAACTCGCTTGCATCTTCTTCAGCACTCTTTGCGCTACAGCTCCATGATGTTGAGCCACCAAACACAAATTCTACATTAGTTGCAAATGATCTAAAAACACGATTCTTTGTGTCAATAAATTCGACTGGATCGCCGAAAGTGGCGTATCCGTTGGCAATTCCGTCACATGAGAAAGGACGCATTCGCAAACCGATTAATTGATTTCCAATAGCTTCGACTCCTGCCTGTGCATTGCCCGACAATAGCTGATTGTCAATAGTAATCACATAGCCGTCCTGGCCTGACATATATTCGGTCTCATCTTCTACATATTTGACACCTGTTACAATAACATCGTCTACGTCATATTGTAGATTCTGAATTGAAAATAACGCGTGATAATCGTTATTGCTTAACGTACCACCATCAATCACAGTCCCCATTGTCCATGGATTAAGCGTGCCGCCATCCAGATCATCACCATTTGTCCAGTTCTTTACTGCTCCACCATCGTAAATAGTCGTATTGGTAAATGTCTTATCAAACGTAATAATCCTGAGTAAGTCATTTTCGTCGATTCTTGCATTTCCACCGGCTATCCCGGCACACATTCCGATTATTGTACGGTATGTCGCATTAGATGGCGCTTTCTGAATCTGAAAATCCGCATTTGGAAACACTGCATCTCCAAGAGTGATTCCACATTGCTGACAGCATTCTGAGAGCAGTTCCTTGACTGTACAAGGAAAAGATAAATTAGAATCATACGTCTTATCAGCGTTGTGCATCTTATCTAAGAGAGAAAGACTTATTTCGCTTGCCGTTGCAGGCTTTTTCGATACAATATAAGTACCTCTCTTTATGGTTTCTATCCTGTCGGATAACTGCACATTGAGAAAGATAACAAACCTTGCAGCGTTAAAATTATATCCGTCAAAACGCCCATCATCGTTTACTAATGATAAGCTTGCCGTTTTTGCGATTGCCACACCCACCGGAAAGTCCCCGGAGTCTGCTGAATCTACGAGATTATTTCCAGACAGATAAAAGTCTTTTTTGCCTAGCTTAAGAGTTGTGCCATTTGACAATGTAACATTTGCTGTCACGTAATAATTTCTGTTTGTAAGAGATTCTTTCTTCAACTGAGTAGATACATTTATCAAATCGGCTCAATCCTCCTTACATTGATAGACAAATCCGTCCACTTTTCTTCCCCGTCTTTCAGGGTTTGCGCAGCCATGTTAAAATTTGATGCGTAGAATGTTCTGTCTATCCATCTTCCCGGAACAGTTGGGTCTTTATGGTGGAATGTGAATTGGCTTTTGTTAAGCACAGTATTTAGTATGGTTGCTATTTCAGCCCACGTAAGCTCGCCCCATTGCATGTCATACCCACCAATTGTCCCCATTGGTGTATTGTGCATAATCAAATCCTGACTTCTTTTAGAGTCTTCTGTAGAAGTGGTTGCGAACACCGGTTTGTAACTATCCGGTGCTCTTATAACAACGTTGTCTATTTTAAATTGTTCCTGCGGCATATTCTTCTCCTTATGCTAACTCAAATGGATTCTTCCCATTCCGGTTTCTTCTCATTTCAGCTTCACTAATGATGATGTCTAACAGTTTTCTGCCAGACGCATTGACTGTAACATTGTAAGTATTTCCGTCTCCCTGTCCTTTTCCTGATTCTTCCCGGACGATCTGACGTAACAGACTTTCCGGCGCTTCCAGGTTATTGCCTTTCTTCTGGTCACCTAATACCGCAAGGAATTCTGACCTTGGTGGAATAACTGCACCACTGGCCAGATATGGGATAGTTCCGATACGTGGAAATGTTGCATGAAATCCGATAGTCTTTGAGCCAAACGGTGTTGGAACAGTCCAGGGTCCAAAGGAAAATGCAGATTCAATTCCACCAATTGCATTATTAATCATCCCAACTGCATTATTAACAATGCTGATTGCCTGATTAATCGGAGCTTTAATGAAATTAACAATACCTTCAAATGCAGATTTGACTGCATCTCTGGCGGCATTAAACTTATTAGTGATAGCATTTTTTATCGCTTCTACTTTATTAGATACGAACGTAGCTACGCTTTCCCATGTTCGGGATGTCTTGTTCTTTACGCTGTCCCATACGCCTACAACTTTAGTTTTAATTGCATTAAATACTGTGCTGGCTGTGGATTTAAGAGAGTTCCAAAGGCCAGAAAGTGTCTTTTTGATTGCGTTCCAGATTGTTGAAGTCAATGCTTTAATCGCATTCCAAGCAGTGCTGATGATGCTCTTTATTATACTTAACGCGCCTTTTGTTACGGTTTTAATTATCTCCCACGCACCTGACACAACATCTTTGATAAAACTCCATGCTCCATCCGCAATCTCTTTTATTCCCTGCCAAGCCAGTTCCCAGTCTCCTGTGAAAACGCCTACAAGGAAATCAATGATTCCGCTCAGAGTGTCTGCTACATCACCAATTATTTTAATTAATGATTTCATAACTTTTATTGCTACGGTGCCTACAACGTTAATTATTTCTGCCACGACCGGAAGCAAATTCGCGATTATCCAGTTAATCAAAGGCACTAATACCGACTCCCACAGAAGTTTCAGAGAATCAATGAGTTTTCCGAGGAATGTTTCTATCTTTAAAATCGCATCCCCTAATGGTCCCTCTAATAGTCCTTTGAACTGTTCCGCCAGTCCTTGTAGTACTGGAAGAACGTATGTGTTATATCCAGTTATCAGAGTTCCAAATATGCTTGACAGTCCATTTGCTATAGAATCAAAGAACGGCTTTACGTGTTCATCGTATAACCTTGATATTGCGTCGCTAAGGTTTTGAACAACTATTAAGACGCCGCTTGTTACGGTTTCTATTGCTCCGAGACTACCCTCGATTGCTGACTTTAAAATGTCCTTGTTGTCGATAAAAGGCTGCGCAATCATGTTAAGGATGTCTCTGCCAAGTTTTGCAGCCGTTTCCGTAAGAACCATTCCGATTTCAGCAAAGATTCCGATTAAATCTGCTGTGATCTGTTGCGCAGTTTCTCCACCGAAAACTGAGAAAACATCAGCGAAAGCAACTGCAAGATTTCCACCTATTTGTGCAATTTCAGAGCCGATATTGAACATATCTATCAGATAGTTCTTTATTCTTTGCGTGTTCTGCTTTAAAAACTTTTCGATTCCGCCTATAATGTTTTGCGCAATTGTTAATCCGATTCTGGTAAATGAGCCGGCAACTTGTCCAATTGCATATGCAAATGAATCAAGAAAATTATTTGCTGCTTTAGTAACTTCTGAATCAGTGAAGATATCCTTTAAAGATTTCCATATGGAATCGAGATCCTTTTTTATTCCGTCAAGAATTGGTTCGTAATCTCCTAATCCATCCCAGAATCCTTTTGCGATTAACTTAGCCAACTGTTTAAATCTGTCGATTATCTTTTTTAGCGGTTTTGACATTTTATCAAGAACTGTCTCACCCTCTGCCAATTTTCCATAATCAACATTTTGTACAGCATCTTTCATCTGATCTGCAAGTCCGCCGGTTGCGCCCGGTACTTTTGACGATGAATCTGTGCTTTTATCCGTTGAGTAATTATTTATTTCGTCAAGAGGACTAAGATATCCTTTTGCCGCCTTAGTAGCTTTCTTAGTTGCATCTGCTGTATCATTTGTCGCATCTGCCAGCTTTTCGGCATTGTTGGCAGCATCTCCATATTGGTCTGCCGTATCAGCTATTGCATCTGTCCCGGCAAGGCCTGCACCACTTGTGCCTGTCTGGCCAGATGATTTCTTTCCGGTGATTAACTCCGTAAATGACTTGAAAGCATTTGCCAGAGTTGCCAGTTTGCCCAGCAAAATATTAATAACTCTCAAAACAGGAGTGAAGAGATTGATTAATCCCTGTCCAACTGTCGCCTTGAGAGATTGCAGCTGTAACTGCATTACTCTTACCTGGTTCGCCCAGCTGTCTGAAGTACGGATAAAGTCACCAGATGCGGCAGACAACTGTTTCTGTACAAAAGCCAAGCGGAGAGCCACTTTCTCCTGTTCAGTCATGGCGGATGTGGTTTTACCATAGCCATTTGCCAGCGCGAACTGGTCAAGCGCCGACTGGGTCATTACCACACCGAGGTCCTTGAGTGTTTCCGTTTCACCTGTAAACACTGATTTCAGTTTGATATAGGCTAAGTCCTGACTGATATTATAAAATGATGCCACATCGCCAGTTAACTGTGTCAGAGCCGTTGACATGTCGTAAGCCTGCGCTTCTGAGAATCCGAACGACTTAGACATTGCTCCGAACGTTCCGACATACTGTTTCGCCATTGTTTCAGATAATCCGGCCGAGGTCATGGCATTCTTTGCAAATTCATTGACCTTATCCGACATTGTGGTAAATGTAACATCAACCACGTTCTGTACTTCTGCCAGATTAGAACCAAGTTCTACGCACTCTTTCCCAAACTGAGCCAGTTTCCTAATTGCGAATGCTCCGCCAATCAGTATGCCTATTTTTTTTACTACGCTGCCAAGTCCGTTAAAAGACTGCCTGATTGCTGATACGCCGTTTTGTACACCTGATGTGTCCATTCTGGTATCAATAATGACTGAGCCATCAGCAGCCATGTGTCCACCTCCTAACTATTTGAGGTTCAACATCTCATTCAGCTTATCTTTATAAGCTTGCTCCTCGTCGCTGAGACGTGTTTTTATGTCAATTGTGTTTTTATTCTCTTGATAGAATTTCTTTTCCCATTTATCGAGTTTTTCACCCTTTGCTTTTTTTAACCGGATTCCAACTACGGTGTTGAACAGGCACTCGCCAGATTCCATAAAGTATCCAAAAAACGTCCACCAGTGCATATAAGGTACTGATCTGATTTCTTTACCAGCAACCTTGTTCACAGCCGGAACGATCATATCTCCATCCTGTTCCCAGTCCATCAAACGGGGTTTGGGCTTGTTCGGGCTATCATCGAATTGACCACAATCAATAAACTCGCAAGCTTTCTGACAAGCTTCTGTAAGATGTTCCAGGGGTATGCTTTGCCAGTCCTCAAACAAAATCTGTAACATAACAACAGCTTTCGCCTGTTCGTCCAATTCTGGGTCATTCATGGCAACCAGAATATCAATAATTACTCGAAAATCCGTTCTGATAGAAAAATCCACCCCACTGATATTTAGTGAGGTGGGCAACTCATAGGCGGTCATTTTGTATACTTCTCCGTGTACTTATTGACTACTTCCTGCATTTTTTTCTTTCTCTTTTCAATTTCCGGAGTAAGTGCTTCATTGATTTTGTCCAGAACGATATAGGCAAACACCTGACCATTTCCAAAAACAGTTGTTGCGGTAATTGGTTCTTTGAATAAATCCTTAGATGCTTCGTATCCGAGCATATAATTGATTTTGTCCTCGATCTGCTTATTAATCTCCGCCATCTCTTTGCCGGAAGAGACATTTTTAACAGATTCCTGAGCCTGTTCAAAGAAAGTTTCCAATTCTTCCGCTCTTGCTGCAATGTTGATGTCGGTAGGATTCAGTTTGAATGAAGAGAACACTTCACCCTGCTTGTTCGTGAATGTGAAAAGAAGAAATCCATCATCAATGTTTGTATTAATTGTTTTTGCCATTTTCTATGCCCTCCTAAAAAAAATTATTCGCTGTCAGCTGTAAATGTGCCGGAACTGATATCAAATTTTCCTTTTACTCGTTCGCCGGTATAATTGACGGTAAACGGAATCTGATAGCCAGATGTATCACCGCCGTAGGAGGTCGGCACAACGTAGCAGTCCTGCTGATATGCTTCATACTTGCCTGCTGTGGCTTCTGTCCAAAGGTGAACCTCAACTGCTTTTGTTTTGAGGTTATCGTCTTTGAGACGTCCATCTACAATCTTCTGTAATGCTGTAAACAGATCAGAAGTAGTGTCTGCATAGAATGGATCAGCGTCAGAAGAAACTTCGTAGCCGTTATGTTTGAATGTGGATTCTCCAAGAATGTTTTTAGAGGTTTCGGTGTCTGGATTGAGTTCAACATTGTACTCTTCCAGATCTTTTCCAAGACGTTCATACTTCGGTGTCAGTCCTCCACAGAGAGAACCTGCATCGATATAATGAGCCATATATTTACGGTCAATTTTGCCTGTAACTGCCATAGAAATGTCCTTTCTGCCTATAACTTTTAAAAGGCTGTGTAGGTTAGCGACTATCTCCGATTGATAGCTGGTTGTTACTTGTTATATTACTTCATAAGTATTTTCGTAGCGTACCGTTAATGGTAATAACCAATCCTGTACACCACTCTCCTGTGGTTCTAAATTATAGGAATTATCACGGGTGATACGTTTTATCACTCGCCCCTGAGAAAGCTCAGGAAACGCATTTAAACGTGTCTCAGAGCCATTTATGATAACTGGTTCTCGGCATATCCATTTACCGAGATTATCTAGGAACTTCTGAACGGATAGCTTCTGCCTTTCCTTGTCGGATGCTGTGCGATATACCACGTAAAATGGGTACTGGCATACCTGGTGCATTACGCCACAAACATCTTCTTTTTCTGAATAAATCAAAGCTCCATTATCTGCCGAGAACGCAATTCCTGATTCCTTGCCAAGTTCTTCAAACTTGATTGTTTCATTTTCATACAGTCCCGGATACTGGTTCAGAAGTGCTTTCATGGCATCTGTCAGAATTTCGTATCCGGTTGCGTCTTTTCCGATAGGTTTATCTGCTATGCCTGCCACCTCCTGCCTGTGCTTTTACTTTGCGAACCCATGTGTCACCATATTGCCGTTTAGCGGCATCAAACCACTTTGCCTGTGCCCGTGGGTGAGCCTGTTTGGTGTATTCAAGATTTTCCTTTGCGGCTGTCCGACCAGAAAACTGACTAACGAGAACTTTCTTTGCTCCACGTCTTGCGTAGGGACTTCCAGTTGCTTCATCAACCATTCCTTTCCCCTCGTACAGAAAACGTCCATAAGGAGCCGCCGCCGCGCATACTTTCCCAGTTCCTTGTAAGGATGTACTCTCAACTCTTGTTCGGTTGATAAAGTCCCCTGTAATCATCGGCATAAACGGCACCATACTGTCCATAACCATTCCATCAAGGAGATACTGGGCTTCTTGATACTGCCTTGAGAACCTGTCCATATTCAGTTTGATTTTCATATCTCCATCGACTATGGAGAATCCTTTGAAATGATGAATTTTACTCATATCACTTACCCAAAATCTCAAAGTGTGGAATCAGTGTGTACGGACCGCCTACACTGGTAACCTTAAACACGTTATCCTTGTTCTCGTTCATGTACTGGTAGAATCCGTTTCGATAATCACCATCAGTTACTGCTCCACCAGTCCATTCACCCTCCCAAAAGAATGATTCGTCCGAGAATGTGATAGTATCTTCCAGAGCATTGTTAATCTGCCTTTTCCACTCCTTCGAAGGCACCCATGGGAGAATCTTGCCATCTTTATCGGTAATGGTTATATCACCGTTCTGAACAGCATAACGAACGTGCAACTGTGCGTTGTCAGTTGCGTCTGGTCCGTACTTTTTAAGGATTGCTCCCTTGTCCGTAATGAGATCAACGCCGGATAGCACGTGAGGATACCAGTACGCATCTCCTGTCGTGGCTGATTCGTAATAGTCAAAAATCGTCACCGTTTTTTCGTACATGATACCCTCTCCTTAATATTATTCTTTCTGCGTTGTCTGCTTAATAACCTGATTCACGCCAGTAGCCGATAATCCGTTAAACATACCGACCGCAACCGCTGTGATATAATCCGTTGCCGGGAAGTCCGGGATAACTCCCATCCCGACAGCTCCGAGAATGCCACCAATAACCGCCATGATCACTGGAATCCATTCATCAGAGATTCTTTTTGATGCTTTACAGCCCATTCCTACGATGTAGCAAATCATAACGATTGCGATACATGAGCCTAATGTTGAAATGTCCATTATTCAGATACCTCCTTAAATTCTTCTTCAAATTCATCCTTTATCATTGTATCGAAATATCCTTCTTCATCACGCAAGACGTAGTCTCCAGGCTCTATGAGTACCGAATCAACCATTTCGCCATTTCTAAACGGAGCAGGATATGTAGAAATCTCAATGTGAGGTGGGTTAAGATTGTTATTAATTTTTACTGAATTGCCAACAAACTTTTCAATTTGAGCTATGCTTTCTGGAGTGGTAAAACATTGAATAGCTTCAACTATAGTCGGTTTTTTTCGCACATATTTCATACTCTCACCCCCGCATATAATATCGGTACTCCATCATCCGTCCTTACTCCCATCAGAAGCGGCAATGCTGTCTTAAGAAGCAAGTCGTTCGTTTTCTGCACATCTCCGGCGGCGGCATACACTGCACTCCACTCTTTTGCGCCCGATGCTTTCTGCTGGGGCGTTGCGTAAGAGATGGATTCGCTGCCAGATGATACAGATGTTACAATGCCTGTCGTGCTACCACCGGTCCCGATTGCAGTTGATGTACCGCTCGCAGCGGCATTGGTAGCATTCTTCTCGGCAAGCTCAATCTGATACATTAATTCAGCCAATGAACAGACTGCCTTTTTGATACGCTTCTGTGAGCGTTCGTTTGTTGGCAGTCCGTCCACCAACCTGTCAAATGTCATTGTATCCACAAAATCACTGGCTCTTTCTGCCAGTCGTGGAAAGTCGGTTTCTGGCACGACATTGCCGAATGATTCTGTATAGAATTTATAATCTGCATAAGCCATGCCAATCACCCCCTACGTTTATGATTTCGCTGTTACGCTTGCACTTCCGGCATTCAGTGCCTTGTATGTTCCGTCACACTCAACCACTGTAATCTTCTGCCCGGTTGCTGCCTTAATGTCGGCTTTTCCGTCCCATGTAGTCCAGTTTCTGAGATTCTGGCCATAAGTTACAGCTGTTTCAGATGCACCAACTTTGTACTTGTACACATTGTTAGCGTTTTCTTTAGCCGGGTTTACAGTGATTTTTGTATCACCAGTTGCTGTTCCTGCCGCAGATGTTACTGTCAGAGTGCCAAGCGTTGGTGTCTCATCAATGGTAATTACTGCGATTGCATCAATGTACTCCGCAAAAAGAGTCAGTCCCATAACTGCGAACGCTTCGGAAACTGCTGTGTGGTAGTTGCCCTGAGTGTGGAATCCGATCAGGTTTGTCTCGCCAGATACGGTGTATACAAGCCCTGCTCTTGCGAAGTCAGATTCGTTCGGGTCAACATAATACAGAACGATGTTCTCGACAGGTGTTGCAATAACCTGTCCTCTCGGGATTTCGCTGTCAGACAGTAAAAAGATTGTGTTGAATCCCATAAAGTCTTTCATGTACTGGAATCCGAACTGGTTCTGAATAGTAATTTCAGCTGCTCCGAGGTATTCATATACGTCCAGAATGTTGACAAATCCAGCGACGCCAGTCACATTTCTGTGCATCTGCTTGAATTTGTTCTCAACACGACCCTTAGCCATTGCCAGAGCCATCTGGAATGTAGTTTCTGTGGAAGTAAGTGTACCGGTTTTCAGATAGTCATAGAATCTTCCGGTAACATCAGTCTGAAGCTGGAAAAGGAACTCATCGTCAGTCATCTGAACAGCGTTCTCATAACCGTGATCCTTGATTGCTTCAATAGATACAGCCTTTGCGTACTTCTCGATAGTCATTTCCGCATAGTTCTTTTCTTTTACAGTAAACTTGCTGTAAGGGATTTCCTCGCCCTCTGCCACTTTTCCGCTCTGTAAAGTACCTTCTGCATACTTAGACTTGAGTACAGCACCCGGCTGTTTTTTGATAGGTCTCATGATACCCAGAATATCACGTAAGTGCTGCCAGTTTCTTTCGAATCTGGTAACAAAGTCAATCTCACGTGCTGTAACCTGAATATCATTTGTCATAATAAGATTAGCTTTTGCTGCCATATAAAAAAATCCTTTCTACCCATATTTTTTAAGGTATTGGGTTAGCGGCTATACTCTGGCGTATAGTCGGTGTAAAAAATCACTGGAATAGCTGGATATTCTGAGCAATTGCAGCCTGTCTCTCGGACGGGTCTTTGATTGCTTCGATTTCCTTCTTTGTCATGCTTCCCGGTGTCTGCTGCTGTCCAACGTGAGTGGTAAATCTTGCCTGGTTCTGCTGAGCCTGCTGCTGAGATTCGTCCACAAAAGCGGATGCATCAGACTGTTTCATCTGCTCAATCAGATCATTTAATCCGAGAATTTTGCCGTCTTTCAGCTTTAATCCTGCTTCTTTGATGTCTGCCATGACTGATTTCTTTGCCGCTTCGCTGGAAAACTTAACGTCATCGAGTGCCGCTTTCAGAGCATCCGAGAAATCACGGTCGTAGATTTTTGCATTGAATTCTTTCTCTGCATCTGCCGCTTTCTGTTTCCAAGTCTCTAACTCGCTTTTAATATTTGCCGGGTCGATACCGTCAAAACTTTTTAAGGTTTCTTCTGCTGTCTCAGCACGTACTTTCCAGTCATCACGTTCTCCCTCGACTTTTGACAGAGTTTTTGCAACTTCCTTTGCATTCTTGTAATTCTCAGAGAGTGCTTTCTTAACATCTGCCTGTTTATCCTCCGGGATTTCAATTCCAAATGATTTTAAAGTGTCAATAAGTTTCTGCATAACATCCTCCTGGTCGTGTTTATTGACCTGCCGCCGCAGGTAAATGGATTAAGCCAGTTAGACCACTGGCAAGGTAATCGGAAAGGCAGGAATCGAACCTGCGACCTCACATTTACAGTGCGATCTACCACTGAGCTACATTCCATGCCGCCTATAACGGCCAACCCTCTAAAAAGAAACTGGGGTGAATTTCACTTCTTTCGCTATAGCGTAAATCCACCTGAGACATAGACCACCTGTATACAAACAGCTTAACTCTAAGCGGATTAAAGCGGAGCGCCCGGAATCGAACCGGAGACCAGAGTGCGACTCTGTCAGTTTTCCACTAGCGTACATTCCACATAACCCGGATTCCCGGGTTAGCAAGGTGTTTAACGTGTCATGCCTGCCACGAGTTGTTTCGGATATTTATTTCTTTTTTTAAAAGAAAAGTATGAATAACAAAAACCTTAATCAAGGAGGTGAGCCATCTTGCGTGCCAGATGGCAAATACGCACGACAGGATTCGAACCTGTTCAACTTTCCGTTAAAGCGTGCGTACCAGCTACTAAATTAAAGAAAGGAGGATTAAAACGAAAATGTCAAAAACAACCGTTTTACTTGTGCTTCCTGCTGCACAATTACATTATAACAGATTTCTTTTAACTACCTCTCTACCACTTTTGTGTTTTTAGAGCATATCACGGAGTTTTTCTACGTATCTCTTGACAAGATCACGTTCTTCCCGGCACTCTGCATCCTTGGACATATCACTCATTTCTGTTGTAAGTTCGTCCAGATGTTCTTCCAATGCGGCGAGCATCTTTCTTTTGCAGTCTTCAGACTTGCCGGAACGATAGCTCTGTTTCTGTGTCATATAGTCGTCATAAGCATCTCGTCCGTCAGAGCGGCTGTAATGTCCTCTAACATAATGCTCACCACGTCTGGCATAAGAACTGCCTCGGTCATAATCCGGCATCATTCTGCCGTCATTTGCGCTGTATCTCCCCATGCTGTCGCGCTTTCTTCCGCGTTCGCTGTAATCGTCATTGTATCCGCCACGCATCTCATCAAGGACAGTGTTATAGTACTCCACTTTCTTGTCCCAGTACTGCGTGTTCTTTATGTCTTTGTACATATCAATCAGTTTGTATGTCATTTCCAGATTTCCGGTAGTCAGTCCATTATCAGCGATTTTGGAAAGTTCATCTTCGATTCTTGCACATAAATCCTTAATATCTCTCATAATCGCACCTCCTATGCTTCTCTAGTCACGACAATATTTGCGTTCGCAACAGAAATAGCCTGATCGCTTGTGTTTTCTACCGCGATATTAACGCAGCATCCGCGAGGCACATCAATATAGATGCCAGAGGACACATTATTGTACTGATTTACTGCTGCCGGTGTGGAAATCATCTGAGAAGAAAGAACCGGCTCACCAGAAATTGCAATAGCCAGTGAGATAGCTCCGACAGTACCGCCTGTTGGAATTGCGATATTACCAGAAAAATCCACGAAGAATCTCGCTTTACACTGGTTAGTCAGTCCTCTTAGAGTGATGATTCCGCTTCCCTCTCTGTGCTGAATGCAGTTAGAACCCTTAACTGCTGTATTTGAAAATACTACGTTTCCATTTGCTGCTACAGTCTGAGCAGCTACACTTGTAAATTCTGCCATAATTTTTACCCCTTTCATATCACAAAAGGACAGGTCTCAGCCTGCCCCTCTGTGTAATACGGCATAAGCCGACATTCGAATCAATCGAAAGATACTCTCGATATGAAGTTATCAGCAATTGCATCCGGTGTTGCATCCGCATCCACATCCGTAATATGTGTTCGGGTTAGGAACCTGATATGCCGGAATCGGTGCTGGATTGATTGCATTAATGAGCTGCTGTGTCTGAGAAGCCATTGCAGTTGTGAGAAGTGCGCTCTGGCGATCCTGAGATGCAGCACGTCTGAGATCATTATTCTCAGCCTGCAGACTAGAAATCTTTTCATTGCAAAGATAGTCAAGAATGGCTCTTGTTCCTGCATTCTGACTGTCAATAATGTCTCTTGTGTTACTGTTCATTGTGTTCTGCAATGCGCAGGTATTCTGTGCCATATTGTAGTTTACGCCCTGGATAGCTTCCCTGGTTTCACAACAGCAGTTCGCAAGCTGTGCCTGTAAAGCGTTGGCGTTCTGCATATTCGCTACAGTATCAGCATTGATTGCCTGCTGGATTCCAAAGCCGGTCTGCATGATGTTTGTGTTGATTCCATTGAATCCGGTAAGCATACCATTATTCATGGCATAAAAACCATCGCACAGGCCACTGTTGATTCCATCAAGTTTGCTGATTACCGCTGAATTGTCGAATCCTCTCTGAATGTCTGCCTGAGTAGCTGCTGTGGCTGCATATCCGCCGCCATTGCCATTATTGCCCCAGCCGTTGTTTCCCCATCCGAAGAAAGCAAAAATGAATAAAACAATAATCCACCAGCTACCATCTCCGCCAAACATGCCGTCATTATTTCTACCGTTTCCAGTAGCGGCGGCAATATCTGCTAAGCTATAATTTCCATCCATAGTTATAATCTCCTTTATTGTGTATTTACATCAATCTGGCCAGATTGTAATGTACTATTTCATTCCTTTCAGCATGTGTTGAAACTGTCCCGCCATCTGCTGAACTTGATTAAGCTGTTGCTGAGAAATCTTCCCAGACTGTAACATCTTCTGGACTTCTTCCTTCGGGTCTCCCTTAAAATTCTGTCTAAATTGCATGAACTGCTGTATCATCTGCATTGGCCCGTTTCCCTGTGACATCCCACCACCGAGGGCATTGAATAATGGATTACTCATCTGCGTTTCCTCCCTTGACTGCTGATTCCTGTGCGGTATTAGCTCTAACAGGTTCAGAAAAAGAATTTAATCGGTTTATAATAGCTTCGTATTTGCCCTTTAAATCGTCATATTCCTGTCTGGTGACATATTTACTGTCCATGTTCTGAGCAGGCTGTTTAGGTGGCATCTGAGTGCCTATTTCGTGGTACTCAAACGTCCGTAATGGCTGTGGCATACCGGAAACGTCTGTGGATTTTATGTAGAACTTTTCACTTTCACTATCCATCAGTAAAACACTTGTCCCGGGTGCTACCAGATAGGATTTTGCGCCTACTTCTCCAGATACCCACAGGATTCCGTTATTATTCTGCTGAGGTTGCTGTACTGGTTGAGCTGGCATCTGGACAGGCTGTTGCTGGAACTGATTCATCTGTCCCGGAATACCAAAACTATATTGATAAGGATTGTTATATAATGCCATCTCGTACACCTCCTATGACTTATTCTATGACTTATTCTATGACTTTCTATAACTATATTTTTACATAAAAAAAGAGCCTTAGACAGTTCGTCTAAGACCCATATAAGTATCTGAAAAGTATCAGCATACTTTAATTATTTTATTGTTTACCCGGCGGCTTAATCGTTTTGCCGTGGATATGCTCACATTCATCTGTTCAGCGCAGTATTCAAGAGTGTATTCCTTACATCTCAGCCGGAATAATCTTTCTTCATCCGGTGTAAAATTACACTCCGTCAAGAACCTGTCTATATCTTTCTTTGTGAACACATATAATTTCATGAGCATACCCCTTACTAATGCTAACGCTGATTCTGTGCAAGATAATTTGTAAGCTTCTGTTTTGTTTTTTTTAATTCTTCTACATTATTCCCACTGATCTGACTGTCCAACATGGTTGATAACACTTCCAGAATTAATGAATCTCGTTCTGCGATCCTCTGAAGACTCTCGTAATCTCGTTTATCATGTTCTTCCAGTGTTTCTACTCGCTTATTGAGCCGGAATGCCGGAGTAATCCATTTAAAAATTACGGCTGCCGCCCCTCCGACAATGGACACCCCTCCGCAGATAGAGAGGAAAATCTGTACAAATTCTGATATGCTCATTTATTCTCCTTTTCCCAGTAATATACCGGGATCTCATTTCCGGAATCCCATGTATCAAAATATTTGCCGTTCTGTACTGTCACCACATGACCATCTATGCAGAGAATATATGTGCCTGTTGGATGATCTATGCAAAAGTCATTGACTGTATAGATATATCGCTCTGATTGTTCAATCAGTTTGCGTCTGTATCCATGCTTATAGAGATACGCTCCCCAGACGTAATTTGCACTCGGCATATCTGACAGAGCACACGCCTGTATCATTAATCCGGTGAACACCGTTTCCCAGTCAAAACCGGTTGCCTTGCATATTGCCCGGACAGCACAATCTCCGACTCGATTCCCGGCAGGATTCGGATTGTAATACTCCCATCTATCCATCAGTCAATCCCCTTTGCTGTTTTATATCTCTTTGCCGCTCCTCTGGCTTTTGCGGCGTTCTGACGGTTCCACTTCGCAATCATAAGGCGGTCTTGCAGTTCCCTCAGGCCATTCTGTTTGCAGTAATCTTTGTATGCAGCATTTTGTTTCTGTAAGAGATAAGACTTCCGGTCAAGGTCTTGTTGGAGTGCAAATCTTGCCTGTTCGTCCTTGCAGTTATTAACCGCCGCTTGCATTCCGAGAACTTCTCTCTTCGTTTTGCGGATTCTCCGCTCATAAGTACGTTGCCGCTGTTCTTTTTCGTACTGCTTGCCTTTGTCGGCTTTATCCTGCGCTGATAGTTCTGTATAAGGATTAAATTCTCCATCACTGGCTCCAAAGCTATGCCGACAGTTGACCCCTGACAGTCCACTTGCTGTCCCATATCCGGTCAATGAAAACGGCGGAAATTTCTTACTCTTTCCAGAGCGAGAGTATATCTTGCCTTGCCAAAACGAGTGATTCCCCGGATTCTCGCCGCCATCACCTGTTCTGGCTCCTATGTGCGCACTGACCAGAATCAAATCCCAGTCCATTTCTTCCATGCGTTTTAGAGATATATCTCCCGTAGCCTGAGCCACACCGGTTCTGACAGAACGTGCGACTGCTGTTTCAATCGTGTCTTTTCTGCCAGATGGATATATGACGGTAACACCATCACTCACAACATTATTAACTGCCTCTTTGATGGCTTGCGTATACCCAACTGCCCCAGTCATTACATGATTATATGCAAGGTCGCATTGCTCGATATAAAGCCTCTGAGCGACACTTGCGGTTGTTCTCGTGAAGTTCTTCCACTCGCCCATGGTTGCAAGCATATTCCGCTCCATGAGCCTTATCATAGATGGTGACTGTTCGAGCGGTACAGGGCTTAATCCCGCCGCCTTATATACCTTATCATCATAGTTCATTGCAGTGATTCCGGCATCTTCAAACGCTTCAAGAAGCTCCTGCTGTTCACGTTTGGTGTATTTGGATAGTTCCGCTAGAATGTCTTCTAGTAATTCACCAGATTCCTGTAGTGTTCTGATTCTCCATACATCAGCGTTGGTCAGAATATAGTCCTCACCTCTGCCGATTCTTGCCATCATCCGAGACACGATCTCAGAGATGATATACTGGTGTAGTTCTTCGGCAATTTGTTCACTGCCCTCTGTTATCCGGCGTAAATATTCTGGACTAAGCATAGTATATCACCTCTTTCGATAAATGTTGTGGTACATGTTTTGGTTTTTTACTGGTTCTCTAAAGCCCTCTTTAGTTAATTAGTTTCCGCTTTCGGTTCTTCTTCTTTATTAATATCCATCAACTCATTGTACTGTTCCTCTGTAATCCTGCCAGTCGCAAAGAAAATATCAATCTTATTCTTTAAATCATCTGTCAGTCCGTTTCTTTTTTTAAGTTTCAGTAATGTTCTATATAACATAATCATACCTCCAATTCTGTAAGTGCTACCGCATATTCACTGTTGACGTAGGCTTCTGCTGATTGCAAATCCATATCGTAGATGTAATCTCGGTTGTCACTTAACTGCTGTTTGACATAATTCCATCCATTAGCCATTGATACAGGATAGTTAAATACTGCATATCCGTCCAACTCTTCTGAACAAACTGTGATGTTGGTTACTGGATAATTTGTGGATAGTGATTTTAGGGATTTGATTTGTTCAAGTGATAAGTCTTCTTCAGTTGGTGAGGATAATTCATAAATTACATATGTATCTTGAACTAGTTTAATTGCTGTTTGCTTATCCGTAAATCGATTATCAACGAAAATAATGCCTTCACTACTAGGAACGTACACACATCCGCTTGTTTGAGTCCACCCTGAACCTTTATATCGGTTCGATATAGGTATCTTCTCTTTATATGCATTTTTAACATTGATTGATAAATAACCAATTCCGTTTGAATGAAAACCATGTTCCATGTTTGTAACATCAAAATCTTTCAAATTTAGTCGCTTTACTTTTCGATGCAATTTTCCTTTCTCAATATCCACATAATCACTAATATACTGTTGTTCACCGATGGTTACATTACCACCACTTGAAACAGGGATTGCATTAAGGGTGATATTGTTAAGCGTAACAGATTGAACCTTTAATCCATCTTTATTTGTTACTTTAACAGTCGGATTCACCACGCTCTTAATCTCAACTGGATTCTCTGGCGTTGGCGTTCCATCCTGTGATGATTTGCCATAGATCATCACATCTTGAATCTTGCCATTATCAGAATCAGTAATATGAGTTTCACCCTGATTTGAGGCATAGAATTTTGTGATTTTGTTGGATACATCTTCCTTTAGCAAAGCAACGTCCGTCTTGTTCTGTTCAATCTGCTGCGCCTGTTCTGTCGTGGCTCCGGGTTTGACCGGATTCTTTTCGAGGTACTCATTCACTGCGGCTTTGATTTCTTCCGGCGAAATCTCCCCGCCCATTCCTTTCAAACATAATTCGTATAAATACTTCTCTTTTCTCGTGATTGGCTTCGGGAGTTCGCCCGTGTAATCGCCTGTCAAGTACGCAAGATACTTTTCTTCCCTTGTTACTGGTTTATCTGCCATCTTTCTTACTCCTCTCCGAATAATGTTGGTTCGTCTGGCTGGGCTTCTTCAACCATTGCTTTCGCTTCTTCCTCAGTCATTCCCTCAAATTTTACAAAATACAACCATGCCGGAACCTTGCCAGTAGTCACATACTGCCACCATCTCGCACGGTCATTTTCACGTACATACAGGATGTCCCCGAAATCATAATTGACCTCGTAAGCTCCGACAGGTGCAAGCCCGTACAGGTCAGCGTAAACGTTCAGTGCGTAGATTACTTCGTTCAGACAGGATTCCAGTTTGTCTCGAACGTCTTTGATAAACTGGACTGTCCTCTGCTGTTCTGCTTCTACTCCTGTAGCTGTCTGAATGCCGCTAGATTCATTGAAAACAAAATACCCATTGGAGAATCCAATCTTGTACCCCAACTGGCTTAAAAGGGCATTTATACCGGCTATACGGGTATCTGTGTTGAGCTGTGGATTGATTTCCTGATAAAATTCTTTCTCGTCCTGTCCGAATACATTCTTGACAAAGTGTGGTAAGCTCATCTCATTGCGCCTGTTCTCCATGCCCTGTGGTGACATGGCTGATACAGGTGCACCGCTTGGTATCAGCAGTCTATCATCTGCCAGAACAATCTTCTGAGAGTCAAAAATCTCTCCGGCATTACGGCTGTATGCAATGTCGAGGTCTTTCAACTCTTCAATGGCTTCGGCAAATATCGGAAGTCCAAGTGGTGTGCTAATGTCCACATTGTTCGCCTGTGGTGTCCGAAGCACTCCGTATAGAGGTCCATCCAGCTTCTCACTGTTTGCCTTGAGAATCGGCGGTGTATCTGCCATGAGGTCAGCCCACTTGGTCTGTTTAAGGTCGATTTTATCACCGATTGACTGAGGGGATTTTGACACATAGGCTCTATTAGAAACATAATATGGATAAGTTGTCACGCCATCTATTGTGGTCTCAACAAACCTATGATATTCAAGCCGTGTATAGTATTTTCGTCCAACAGTATAAGAATCTTTGAATATAATCCCTTTGATTTCCTGATTATCATAATCTACAATCATCACGTCTGCCGGAGTAAATACGTCAAGGCTCTCACCGTTTGGCTTGATAAATACTGTTCCATAAGCGCAACCATATTCTACCCAGTGGCGTATCTGGAAATATACCTTGTCAATCTGTTCCTGTAGCCATGTAGCCCTTGCGGAACCATCAATCTGAATGCCGATCGCCAATGTTGCGAGCCGAGCTGTCTCTGAGCAGACAGATTTAGCAAAATTGATCGTCTTGATATTATTCTTATCATCTAACCATTCCGGCACGCCCCTGTATATGTTCGCACACCGGTTAATCAGTGCTTCCATCTCCGGAAACTCCGCTACTTGGATGTTAAAATCCTCTTCGGCTTGTTTTTTGAATATCATATTAAACCACCTTTTTAGTGTTGTTATAAGTCCCATTATGCACTGTAACCTCTCCTGTTAAACAACGGCTCATAAGCATATCTAAGTGCCGAGATTGCATGATCATCTCCGTCAGGATAACCACTTATTACATTTCCCTCTTTGTCCCGATCGTACTCATATTCTGTGATTTCTTTATATGCGTTCGGTGTTCGCTTCGGGTCAATGACTATAGTCTTTGTCTGTAAGAATTTGAAACCATACTCGATACTTCCCGGTCCTTTGATTGCTCCTCTTGCAGGAAGTCCGGCATCCCGGAAGTCATTCACAGACTTAGGTTCCGCAGAATCACATATCATTGTGTAATCGTCATAGCCTTTTTTCTTGATCCAATCAGCAGTCTTAGAGTTGCTCCATTTATTTACATACAGCTCGTCAATCAGATATATCTTCTCTCTGGCAGAATCATAATAAGTTCGGAGATAGCAGAAGGCATCCGGGTACCATCCATAATCTACACCAGCGAAAATGCGGTCCATGTGGCTGATCTCTTCGTCTGTAATATCTCTGATTTCGAGATATTCAAATACGTTTCCGCCGTCACCATTCGGGACGCCCAGGTATTCATGCTCATATGCTTCTGGATTGACTTCCTTTAAGTGCTCTGCATCATTAAGGAATTTCTGACCTAGCCACTCTGCCGGGGCTTCCAGATAACTCGAATGATGAATAACTCTTTTCGGGTTAGGCGTGAGCTTAATCCTGTTTACCCAGTTTGATTTTGACTTTGGTGGGTTGTATGATGAAAAATCATAGGACTCATCACCACCACGAAGCACCGACTGATTAACAGAACGTTCCTGAGCATCTCCCTTCATTTGATCTTTTTCTTCTTTCCAGAGGATTCCGATATATCCAAACTCCGGCTTAATAGATTTCAGCTTGGTTTCATCGTCCAGACCACGGAAGTATATTGTCTGTCCTGTTTTAATATACTTGATCTCAAGTGGTGACACCTTGCATTCAAATTCTTCCATCAATCCCAGTTCGTTGATGGCCCATTTCATGTTAGCATATACAGAATCTTTCAGAGTACCGGCCACCTGTCTTGTAATGCAGGCGTGCATCTGAGGATTATTCTTGATAAGCTCAACAATCTTAAAAGCTACGAATGAAGATTTCAGGCCACCTCGACCACCCTCGAATACATATTCGATGTTAGGCTTAATCTGCCGGTTAATATCCACGAATGCCTTGCCGAGCACTCTGGCAGGAAGTTCGTATTTGCTTTCGTCTGATTTTGATACAGCTACCAACTGTTCCCATTTGTCTACTGCCTGCATATTTCCTTTAATAGCTTTATCGTATACGGCAGCTACAATGCAGGCATTGTTATTTGCATCCTCATCAGATATTCCCATCTTTGTGAGCTTCTTCTTTGCGACAGTCGGGGCGGGATTCTCAGCTATCATTTTTGCTAATTCAGAAAGGGTCTTTTTTTGACGGCGTACTTCTCCCGACTTAATACCGCCTTTTTTAGTTATTTCTCGGAGTTCGCTCGGAGTTCGTTCAGAATTCGGTATTAAATTTTTCTCATTTGCCATCCTATCAACATCCAATCATATCCTTTCTGAATTCAAAAAAATCCCCAGTATAGCAGTTATATACAAATATAATACCACACTGGGGAGATTTAGCTCTCTACCACTTTTATAATTTTTTAAGTTTTTTTTAAAATCTGCCAATCAATTTGGCCAGATGATAATATTCCGCCATGACCTTGCGCTTATATCCGTAGAAGTCATTTTCTGTTGCAGGAACCGTCCTGATCTTCTCCATTGTCCGATAGCCGATACCGTTCACGATGCTGTCATAGATTTGCGATTCGATGCCGGGTGCATATTTAATAGATACCTGTAACAGATTATATTTATCGCTTTCGCTAAGATTCCGCAAGTGGCTTTGTAATGTCGGTATATCGTCCGGCGGCACTCCGTAGTCAATCAGTGTTGCCTTTCTCAGCTTCATTTATTTCACCTTCTTCATTCAAGTTCCAGTCACATGGCATGCCTCGAAAACATTCTGGACAGTGTTCGTAGAATCCGCAACCTTTGCAATCCGCTGGCTGTCCAGTGCAATATTGTTGTAATACGCGGTATGCTGATATAGCAAGGTTTGGCGTTATGTCTGGTGTAGGTCTGTTATTCATTTCTTCATCTCCTCCAACTTTTTCACGGCTTCTTCACGGGTGAAGAATATGGTTTTACCAATTTCGCTCATTGGAAAAGCTCCTGTTATTGAACCTGTATAGTTTTCGTAATAAAATATAATTTCATCTTCTATATCTGGCTCAACATAACTGTCACAATATCCATATGAAAATGCTTTTATTTCATACGATTCCGGATATCCAAAATCGTTATCCCATACCATATCCCCAACCTTACACGGCAATCTCACAAGCAATCCCTGTTCTTCTAAGTCTTCATAAACAGCAAGTTTCGTAAGAATTTTATCCGCAAACGGTTTTAATAATCCATCCGTAATTTCTTCTTTTGCAACTCCTGTACCATCAACATTTCTTTCTCTTTCTGTTAATCTCTCCATCTACTTCACCTCTTATCGCTTGCTTTTTATCGCTCATTTTCATCGCTTGTTTTTGTAATTTCTCTCAAGCAGGCATTCCAACCGTCGGCAAATAAGTTTTTCTGCACTTCGTAATTGCTCACGGGTGCAGTTGTACTTTTCTTCTCTGGTAACAGCTTCAATGGACACCAATCAGGTCTTGATTTGCTTTCGTAATCATAATGTTCTTCTGTTATCAGAATTTCAACGCAGTCTAAACAGTCAGCTAATTCACACAAACCCTCATATTCAAGTTCGCCGCAGTATGCAGTTCCGAACGGGCAATCATAGCAATTCTCCGGTGTATCTATCACTAATACTGATTTACTCATTTACTTCACTTCCTCTCAGCATTAGACTTAAAGTATTGTACCCCGGGACACAATTAATAAATTCTTTCTGGTCAGAACTAATACTCATCCCAATTTCCCAAATTTTGATGTATTTAATTAATTCGTCTGCATCTATTAAGCGCATTTTTCATTTCTCCTTTTAATCACTCGCCATGAAATTACCGAGGCATAACACACATGCTATAATATTAAGCACCAGAATATCCCATTTCTGATTGATTATATTCACAACAATGCATACAGCGTCTGCAATGCCTAAAACTAATGAAAAATATTTACTCATTGTTTTCATCCTCCCATACTCCCAACAACCGCATTCTCTCATACAGTACAGCGACGGTCTTGCGTCTGTATCCGTAGAAGTCTTTTGGATTCATCGGGATATATCTTTCTTTGCTGATTTTCCTGTAACTTTTCCGGTGCAAGATATTCTCAACAACCATATCCGCTATCACCGTGTTCTTAGGGCAAGCTGACAAGGCGGCGCTGGTAAGCAGGTATCCGTACTCTGCCGGGAAGTCTTTCAGCATCGTGTTTAATTTTTCAATGTCCTCTGCCGGAATACCGTAGTCTTTCAGCTTTTTATTCCTTGTCAGCATACCGTTCTCCTTTCTATTCGTCTGGATGGTGTTTGTCGTACATGATCGCCACGCATACAAGACCAGCCGCTCCGAATATGGTTCCAAGGGCGAATCCTAATAAGAATGTAATCATACTACCACCTCACTGTCCGCTGGCATCTGATAATCAATATGTCCATTTACATAGGCTTCCTGAATCATATCCAGTACCTTGAGAGCTTTTTCCTGTGTAGAATATTCTCCAAGCTCTTCATAAGCATTTTCGGAATAGAAGATAGCTATGCAAATATTATTATCATTGCTCATTTCCTGATCTATTCCCACGGATGCTCCTGTAAAATTCATAATTCTTTCTTTATCCTGACTTCTAATTAGCATTTTGTGTCCTCCTTATCTTTCTCACAGAATCCTCTGTGTTCATGCACTGAATACTCGATTCCACAACTCTGTTTCATGTATGTGAGTTTTTCTCCTGTCAATTCGCATTTGTGTTTTCTTGTATTCAGATACTTACAGGTTCCATCACAGTAGCTCATTTTCCGTTCTCCTGCTTTTTAAATTCTATCTTCAAGCCGTAAACAAACTGGCAAAGTTTCTCTGCAACCTCATCCGCATTCTCTACATTTGCAAGCTGTCTAACATACTGCTTACCGCAGATAACACAAGTCAACTTTCTGATCGTTTTCCAGACCTGCCATGAGATAATGGTGGAATCAAAAGCATCTGCCATAAAAGAATATCTTCCATTTCCATTCTCATCTCTGAACCATTTTTCTCTTGGTACCTTTAATGTGGTTGCGACATCTTCTCTGATAAGACACCCTTTGTATTTTTCATCCATACGTTTTTCCAGTTCGTCCAGAAGTTCTTTCTTTTCCTGCTCTGTCATTACGTCCTCACTTTCCATATCTTTTCAAAACTTCTACAACTGCATTAATATGTTCTGACAGTGTATCTAAATCTTCGTCTTTAATTACTCTCAGTCCACGGCTCGACTTAAAATCTTCAATGGCATATACACCATCTTTGATTTCCTTAAATTTCTTTGCCATTTCGCTTTCTTTTATGGCTTCGGAATCGTATTTGTATAACACTTCATGTTTATCGCATTCTCCAATGTCGGTTTCAATTTTGGTTCGTTTAGGAGTTATGCGTACAATCTTTGCCGGATACACCATGACGTGTCTAAAATTTGTTCCCCATCCGCACCGTACTTCTCTTGCAACTCCAACCACGTCTCCGACTTTTAAATCATCTTTATTTATCGGATTTAATTTTCCTATTACCATCCTCTTGTCATCCTCACTTTCCCCATGTAAGTACCTGCCCGTTATTCTGTAAATAAATCACCGGCGCAGCTTTACGCTCCATATCTCTCAATCAGCTCCTTATAATCATCACAAATCTGAATGTGATGCTTCTTTTCCAAATCATCAACCATTTCAGACAATGATGTTTTCCCAGAATTAATATCATTGATGTAGTTATTAATTCTTTTTACGGACTTCATGTAGCGTTTCCATCCCCATCCATGCAATTCGTGCATTACATAGAACAAAATCACAAAATTCAGCACGTCAGACCAGTTCTTTCCATCCTCGAACCCATCATCAAAGGCTTTCATCTCCATCTCTTTTAATTCTTTCTGACAGTTCTGGATAGACTGCGCAAACATATGAGCCTGCTGATTCGTATACGGAATGAATGCTTTCTTTTTCTGCTTGATTTTTAACTTTCCCATCCAACAGCCCTCCTTATGTTTTCTGTTAAAGCATCAAACTGTTTTAACATCTTCCGACATCCGTTTCTGGTCACCTGCATATCTTCGGCAGAGTCATCTATCCAATATTTGCCGTCAATCAGATAGCTGTTATCCAAGAATGTACGGAATCTGTATTTTGTAAGTCCGAATTTATTCATAATTTCTCTTTGCGTCAAGGGCTCTACAAATTCACCATCTGCTGTAACAATGTCATAAAGTTTCATTTTATCTCCTTGTTTATCTTTCTTATTCCGTACCCAACTGGAGTATATGCCCTGTCGGTACTGGGGTGGTTTGTTCTGAGTAAACCATCATCAATCAACTGATTGATATGTTTCCAGACCGTAGCTCTCCCGGCATCTACCTTTTCAGAAATCTCCGTAATCGACGGTGCATATCCAACCAGTTTGATATAACTGACGATATACATATAAATTTCTTTCCTGAGAGCCTGTCCCTGTTCGTATCTATTCTTTGTGTTGTACGGCATTTTGATTCTCCTTTTCCAATTCTTTTGCCTTATTAAACATCTTGGAAAGATAATTCGAATAAGCAACAAGCATGTGATCTACAAATCCATTTTTGTTATATTTTTCAGATACAACATGGATCTGTTCAACTACCTGCTGCCAGTATTCATCTTTTGCCTCAATTCCGGCAGTCTGGAGGACCAGTGCCGGAAAGTCAATCTGTAAAAACTTTATGGTGTTCGGTATCTGCTCATGCGTCACTCTCATACTTACGCACCTTCTTCTACCTCAAAACTCTGTTCAAGAAGTCGCTCGTTATCCTTGCTAAACGCCTTTATATAGCTCTGTTTTATCGGTCTGATAAAATGTATGCCGTTAGCTGATTTAGCCCGGGAAACAGCCACATAGAACTGTCCAGGATCCCAACAGCAAGGGTCAATGTTGATTTTTTCAAATGTCTGTCCCTGTGATTTATGAATGCTGATTGCCCAGGCAAGTTTTACCGGGAACTGAGAGAAAGAGCCTACTTTCTTACGGACAATCTTCTCTTTCACGATCTTCCGACCATCCTTTTCTTGTTCGGATTCCTCAATAACCTGTTTCTCAATGTCTTTATTGTATCTATATAAGCTAACTGTTTTGCCCTTATCAGTTTTGATAACCAGATAAGATTCTTCAAATTCTCCGTTTTCCACAATTTTCTGAATGATGCCAATCGTTCCATTAACGTAGTTTCCAGACAAATCATTGACTGTAATCATCACTTTTGCACCGATGTTAAGAATTAAGTCCTCTCTGGCAAATGCAATGTTCTTAATATCGGCAGATGTTAGCTCGCCGTCAACTGCTGCATGAAACACTTTTTCAGTCTTTTTATCCAACTTGCCAAGGAAAGTATTGTTAATTCTGTCAGCTTCTGCATTAGTGCCAACCAAGAACGGCGCTTCCGGTATAACTTTGTCTGATTCGTTGTTCTCCAGATATGCAATGGATTTTCTAATATTGTTGCCATATTTAATATCATTCAGCACATACTTAAATCCCTCATCATTCTGCCTGCATACCTCATCAAGTTTGATATATTCAAATCCCATTTCTTTCCAGTATTCAGACATGAAAGCATATCCATGTTCATACTTTCCACCCTTTCCATAATCAGATCCATACATCCGACAGAGAATTTTTCGATCGTCTGTCGTAATAACTGGCGGAAGCTGGTAGAAATCACCTATCACGATTAACTGAATGTCTTCTTTGTCCTCTCCGATCAGAAGTCTGTCAACTGCTCTCTCTTCATTCTCCGTGATGATCGTCTTTGCAATCATATTGAACAAATCGAACCGGCACATGCTGATTTCATCAATGATAAGAACATCTGCTTCTTTCAGAAGTTCAGCTCTGGATTTCACCTTTTTCTTATAGTCCTCAAATTTAATTGAAATATTCAATGCTCGGTGTACGGTAGTTGCCCCATATCCGATATTATCCGCTGCAATTCCAGTAGTGGCGGATACCAGAATATTTTTACCAGCTTTTTCCGCCTCATCGATGAACGTTTGGATAACCGTTGTCTTGCCTGTTCCTGCGTCACCTGTCAGAAAAACATTACTGCCAGACAGCATTGTATCTAATGCATATCTTTGCTTTTTATTGAGATCGTCTTTTTTCATTTTGTAACCACTCCTTGTAATAAT